AAAGAAATGATAAGTCACTGTGCTGAATTACGTAAGCAACAGAGGCTGCAAGATAAGTTGGATGCCTGGCATCTTAAACTGGAAGGCCCGGAACCGCTTGAAAAGGAGATGGAAGCCTTTGATAGCCATAATCAGGCAACCATGCAAACCCTAAGTAAATATCCACCGTTCATTCGGCTGTAATCCAAGACAAGGAGGTATTCAATGAAGCGTGAAGAGCGTGAACGACAACTCCGGCAGGATATTCACTCCCTGCGGGTCACTAAGTTCGGTTGGACAGTCGAGCAGTTTAAAGGATTGCTCGTGTACCTGGGCATGGGCGATTCGCTTCGGGCTCTGGATGAGCTTACCTTAACCGAGCTCAAGCTTATCCTCATGCAAGTCCGTAAAGCAGGCCGTCCTGACGAATACACCTACGACAAGCAGGGAATGTATATGCATGCCCTGATGAAGCGTGCCCGGTGGAGCATCTATGATCTGAGAACTTTTATGATAACTCACTACAAGAAAAGCCACTGGAATCTACTCAACAAGAAGGAGCGCAGAGCTGTGATCGCAATGCTGCAGAACTACATCAAACAGAATGAAAAGAAAGCCAAAGATAATAAGGAGACATCTAATGGACACACCCAAGACCCCCAAGGCTAAGAAGCCCCTACCCACTCGTATTGACGCTAACGGACAGAGCATCCCCACCTCGATCATTAGACCTGAGATCCTGAAGCAAGATGCCATCGTAACCAAGACCATCAACCGGGCTATCAAGCTGCATGATCGTATGGTAGCTGACAAGAACCAGTTCTTTGAGGACGTGGAGCTTTACCTCCAGCAGGTAGCAGAGAAGAATGGCCTGGACTGGAAAGGCAATGCTGTCCTCAACAGCTTTGACGGTAAGTACCGGGTTGAGATCAGGTTCAAGGAACGCATCCAGTTCGGTATCGAACTCCAACTCGCCAAGCAGAAGATCGATGAGTGCCTGAAAGCCTGGTCTGCCGACTCCAACGTGAATCTCAGAGCCATCATCAGCGAAGCCTTCCAGGTCGATAAGAAAGGCGAGATCGCCAAGTATCGCATCCTACGTCTGCGCCGTTACAACATCAAAGATCAAACCTGGAAGGAGGCTATGGAACTGATCGACCAGGCCATCCAAGTAGTATCTACCAAGCAATACATCAACTTCTATGAACGTGACGAGTCGGGCCAGTTCCGCCAGATCGTCCTCAACTTCCCCGCTCTGTGAGAAACAGTGGCAGCGTAATGCATCTCTATTTGATAAAAGCACAGGAGAATGAATAATGGCACCTATGAATACCAACACTGCAGAGGAACTGAACACGATGAGCATCTTCAATGATGAACGCACTTACCGCACCGATGAGATAGCCGATATCCTCAGGGTCGACCGTTCCAGTGTCTATCGCTGGATACGTGACATCGGTGATCCTCTGCCTGCTTTCAGAACTAAAGAAAACGGACAGCTGCGCTGCTCCGGTAAAGACCTCAACCTCTATCTGCTAAAGCATAAGGTACGCCCCGAGTATGAGTAACAGCCGTGAGTTCCGAATCAAGCGGGACAACTGCAAAGAAGCCTATTTGAACGGCAAGACCGATCCGCTGGAACTGGCGATGATCTTCGGAGTCTCAGATATCACCGTTCGCAAGTGGATCAAAGGCGGTAAGTGGGACGAGCTCTTCAAAGAAGAGAACCAACTCGACCACGAGATCGCCATTGCTCGTAAGAAAGCGCTCATTCAAGCGCTCCGGGAATATGCCAAGAACCCTGCCGATACTGCTATCCAGAGCCTGGTAAGCATGATGAAGCAGGATCAGAAAGACCGGCAGCCATCCAAGGAGTTGAACGATTACATCGTGCGCTTCCTGGATCAGGTTACCGACTTCATGATCGAGAAAGGACATGAGACCTTGCTTAAGCAGTTCCAAAGCATTCTGCACGATCTGGCAGAATACCTGAGAGTTAGAAATGGTTAACCTTCCTGCATCCTACATAAGGCCTCCCACGCCTATGCCAATGCCTACAGACCCTACCTACCCTCCAAGCCAACAGCCCGACATGGTCAGTCCTCCGACCTCCGGGTCCCCGACGCCCGTCCCCCTGGGCGTCGGGGGGTTACCCGGTTATGCCTAAGAAGTTCATTCAGAGGCATAACAAGGCTCTGACGGAGATCGCATCCAAAACGATCTCCGTCTTGCCTTTTATAGACGATAATCCTGAAGCCAAGTCTGACAGGATCAGGAGAACCACCGGACGGGGCTGGGATGCTTTCTCATTCTTCTGCCATACCTATTTCCCGCATATCTTCCCACTACCTTTTTGCCCAGCACATGAGACCATGTTCGATGAGACTGATAAGGGCTCAGGCATCATCGGAATCACAGGTTTTCGTGGGCTGGGCAAAACGGTACTTATGGGAGTGGTCTATCCTATCTGGAGAATCATCAAGGGCGAACGTTACGTGATTCACACTGCAGCAGACGTAGATCTGGCACAGGAACGCACCGCCTTTACCTTACATGAACTGCAGAACAATAAGCGGCTCACTATGGACTATCCGGAGCTGCAGCCAGTGGATGCCTTTGATCTCGACTTCTATCTCAAGAATAAAGCCAGGATCAGAGCCAGGAGTATCAAGCAGAGCCATCGTGGAACTATCAATCCCAAGACTGCCAAGCGGCCCGAACTGATCGTTTGTGACGATATCGACAAAGAAGAGAACATGGGTAACCAGTCCATCGGGAAGAGACGCATGGAGAAGATCACCCAGGAACTTGCCGGAGCTCTCTCTCCTGAGGGAAATGGCAAGATCATCTGGCTCGGTAACCTGGTACATCCCAATTACTCCATCTGCCAGTTTCAGGAGCTCATATTAGGCGATTTACGAGCAGATAATCCAGAATTAGACGTTACCTACCAGACTGCATTAAAGAGCCACCAAAAGGCGATATTGCGCTTCTCTCTCGAAGATATGCAGGGCAAGTCTATCTGGGAGGAGCAGTATCCCACTGCCACTCTGCCAAACCTGAGAGCCAAGTTCGGGCATACAGGTTATCAGAGGGAGATGCTTGGACAGCCGGTAATCGAAGGTAACATCTTCAAGAACCACTGGTTCACCAAGTACCGGACACTGCCCGAGCCTTCCAATATGAAGCGGGTCTGGCTCTATGCCGATCCTGCCTGGGGAGAGAAGGGTTGTTACAAGGCTGTTATCTCCATTGGCTATGATGGTAACAGATTCTATGTTATTCATGTCTGGATACGTCAGACTGAAAACACCAAGTTCTTCAGATACTACTATGATGCCTATCAGGAATTGGATAGAATCTACAGAGTGAAGGCCAGAGCAGCATGTGAAACAACCTACGGGCAATCTCGTATCCTAGCCGACTTTGACAGGTGGGCTACAGATAATAATCTGCCACCAATCAGCCATAGAATTAAGCGTATAGATAACAAAGATAACAAGAACCTCCGTATTGAGAGAACCGAAACCATCATCGAGACAGCTAAAATACTCTTTCCTGAGGGACAGGACACTCCAACCCTGATCAGTCAGTTCCTCACCTATCCTGATGGCTATATCGATGGCTGTGATGCCTTGGCTGGATGTCTGGAGCGGTTCTCTGAATATGATATCGGCAGAAACAGAATCAAGGTCCGGAGATTTTCCTTCTAATGAACTACTATGATACGCTGATGCTTGAGTATTACCGGGTTCTGAACAATGCCTGGAAGACCGAGATCCGAGATGCTACAAGACTTGCCATACAGATGCTGAGTGACATGCCACGAGCCGAGAAGATCAACAAGGACTCCATAGATAAGCTTATGGGCATCATCAATACCCAGTTGGGAGATGACTTCGCAGCACTGGTCAATGAGCCCACCAAAGCGATAATAGACCGCTGTGTGCGGCTCGGACTCAAGGACACGCAAGTACAAGCCCCAACCAAGACATCCATAGGTCTCTGGGGTATCGATGATCAGCATCTCTCATCCACTATCCAGAAGCAGCAGTTGTTCTGGATTGGCAACCACTTTGAAGCAGACATAAGACAGAACTTCGCAGATGTGCTAACCACAGCCATTGAGCAGGGATATACCAAAGAGATGCTTGCCGATACTCTCAAAGACCAGTTCAATGACATCGCAAACAGATCATCTAACTACTGGCAGGGATTGGCAGAGCATACTGCTCTCCGGATACGAGAGTTCGGAAGATTGCAGGGTTACAAGAAAGCCAAAGCCAGTTACTACAAGCTGGTGGTGATCCTGGATGACCGCACCAGTGATATCTGCAGGGCATTGGCTGCTCAAGACAAGGTCTATCCCCTAAACAATGCTCTGGAAGTAATGGATAACCTCATGGCTCTGGATACCAAGTCCAACAGTCTGGATGATGCCCGAGAATACATCAAAGCCTTGGCACCTTGGATCAAAGACGATCAGATAGAATATGACTCAGAGATGAACCCGGTGGGTGTCTCTGGAGCGCATACTCCGTTTCCACCCTTTCATTGGAAGTGTAGGACAACGACAGAGATTTTATCTTAGAATTCTCGTTAATACTGCTTGTAAAACAAATTAATTCGGTTATCAAATCCAAGTATTAGCATCACCAAATCCATCCAAACTTTTACATAAAACCCCGGTAAACTGCCTTAATCTTTTTACTCTCCTCAACTGACTTCTTTGTCCAGTTTTTCTCATTCCCTTCAGCATACAATGCATCAAATTGTGATCGTGTTAATGCGTGCTTCTTCATATAATACCGAATTAGTTTATCTTTAGTGGCTTCTTCTTCTGCAATGTATTGGTTTCTATTTCTGTCATTCTGCATATAGGTAATCTGATCATTAGTACTCATGGGATACTTGTCTTCCATAATCAATGTTGCTTCATAATCATAATCAGAGACATCGAAAAACATCTTTTCTCGGAGTGGATCATTAACTTCAGCCTTCTTCAATGCTCCATCAAATAGATTGATTTCATCAAACGTGATGCGTGGCGCAGAATTCTGAAACTCATTAAATTCCAGCATACCAATCCATTGTTCTCCTCTCTTGTATCTTAGTGAGTCGGTATAAGCATATACATAAAGAACAAATTTCTTAGTAGTTCGAGCACTGACTCTTTCATTCATATAATGAAGTAGCAATGATTTGAGTTCCTGCCGTTTGATGTCTTTATCTACCATCAAGGATACAAAGTGCTTAAAAGACACGGTAGTTTCTTCGTCTGTTTTCTTTATCACC